GCGCAGCCGATAACGGGAAGGGTTTTGCTAGGTGACCTTGAAGAAGCCGACAGCCTCAGAGCCAGCAGCCTTGTCGATCGCCAGCGTGATTGGGCCTTGCATCGTCACGATGGTTTGATTCCGGCTGAATCGGTGCCTGTTCAGGCTGCCGGCGCCCGGCCCACCCGAGTCAACACCAATCGGGGCGGCGGCGGCGGTGAAGTAAACACTGCCGATTTTGTACTTGATCGTCGCTGAAAAATCAGCGGTGAAGTCTGCCGCAGCGTATGCGCAGATGGTGCAGGACTCGCCATCCTCCAGTACCACGTCGGAGCTAGTAGCGGCTGCCGTGGTGGCCGCCAGAATTTGCGTGTCGGTTGTCATATCGTTTACCTGCTGGCGGCCGTAATTCGGTGAGCTTTAAAACGACCCGGCCCCAGTTAAGGGGCCGTGGTCGTGGTTGCTGCGGGTTGCGTTGCTTAGGTGACCAGCGTGTTGCCGGGCGTCAGCATGACGGTGCAGGTCAATTCCGTGTTTGCGCCAGCAGCCCAAGCAATGCAGCCCCCGGTCACGTCACCCGCTGCCGGGGTCGCCGAGCTGTCATCCAGCGCGCCAGCGCCAGAGTTGGCCGACACGTCGAAGATCAGTTTTTCGCCGACCACGAACACCGCAGCCGACACCTTGGCGACACCGCTAAACACCTTGCCCGGAGTGAAGTCGACCGAGCCGGTAGCGCCGTTGGCGATATCGACCAGAGCCACGCCGAGCATGTTCTGCGCCTTGACCAACTGACCCGACGTGACCGCCGCGCCAGTGCCGTTTGTCCACAGCTTCACGCCGTCGGACTGAACAAGATTCTTTGCCATTGTCTTTCCCTCGTTTTTCGGAATGCAGAAACGACGAAGCCCGCACTAGGCGGGGTTTCGTCGTGGGGTTTCAGTGACGGTTAGTAGGTCACCTTGTACGCACCGCGCCAGCCGACAGCGGCGATGCCGTAATCAAGGCGAACCTTCCAAGTGATGCCGTCCTTCTCAAAGGCGGTCTGCATCTCGGTGTACGGAATCTGCTGACCGTTCAAGAATCCGACCTCGATCACCGGCTCGTCGCTCGGGCTGGCGAAGATGTACCAGATGTTTCCCGCCAGGCGCGGAGTGCTGACCACGCTGGAAACCATGCCGCGACTGATGTTCGGCACCTGATACTTGCTGGCCGTGGTGTGGTCGTACTCGGAGCCGTTGACGACCTTCGCCGCACCGTCGAGAGCCAGCGGACCAAGCCAGATGGCCGGCGTTGCGCCGACGTAATCGTTGGCGCCCACGTCGAAGTGCGAGCCCATCGCCTGCCGCACCGCGTCGAACCCGGCAACAGTCGGAGCCGCACCGCTGGCGTTCAAGTTGGCATGGCCGCCAGCAGTGGTTTCTGCGGTTGCGTTGAACAGCGCGCCGCCGTCACCCATCGTCGGATTGGTGGCGAGGTACACGAACACGTCAGCCTCGACCGAGCGCGCAGCACCGCGACCGACAGCGCGGGAAGCGCCGACGAACGCGCCGAGGTCGTCATTGACGACCATCTGGCGGCTGATGTTCAGCAGCTTGCCCTTGGTGGCACCCGTGATGCTCTCGCGCTCGGCGTCAGACAGCGTGCCGTGCGTGTAGGTGCCATTTTCAGCAACCGTTGCCAGATTGCCGAACGAGCCCATGCGGTAGCGGTAGTGCGGACGGAAGTCCGACAGGCTGCCGGTAGCGCAGAAGGTCCGCCACACGTCGGCGATGTTGGTATACGCGCCCTGCAAGGTCTTGTTCATGACGTTTTGCAGGATGATCGGGAAGTCCGACGTGCTGTGCGACAGCGCACGGGCGGCGAGCTCCACGTTGTTCATGCCCGAAACACGCTCGCCGGTACGCGAGAGCGAACGACGGGCAATGTCGAGCAGGCTTGAGCCGCGCGACTCGTTGCCGTTCAGGTCAATAGCCTTTCCGTCGACCTTCTCGCCTTCGCGGAACAGCAGCCAGTTGGTGTCGCAATCACGCTGTTTGTCGATCACGTCAGCGCCCATCTCGGTACGCGGAAGCGTCTCGGGCGAGCGGGAGCGCAGAAACTCCAGCGCGGCAGAGTGCGCACGATCAATCGGCACGCCGGAAGCGATCTGCTCGCGGGCGAAGTCGTCGCCGAGGTTGTGGGCGCGGGTCAGGTCGCCAATGGCGTTAACGCGGTCGCGCTCGGCCTTGATCGCCAGATTGACCGCATCTCGACCCATCACGGGCGCGTCCTGCGCATCGCGGGTTTCGATCTTGACGGCTTCGTCCGCTTTCACGGGCTCGGCCTTCGGGGCGACAGGATCATCCTGCCGCAGTTCGGTGGCCGTGGCCGGCTGATTCTTGTCTGCCATGTTGTCATCCTCGATATCGGTCCAGGTATAAGCGCGCTCGGCGTCGTCGGACCTTCCGACACCAACGCTTGCGTCTGCGGGAACAGACACAAGTGAAATTTCCATAGGTATCCAGTTGGTTACCCGGTACTCGCTCGGATCGCCCGAGCGCTGCTGCGTCAATGTGCGCTCGCCGATCTGGTATCCGACGCTGACGTTGGACACGATGCCGTCGCGAACGTCGCCGTACAGGCTCGCCACGTCGTCACGGCTTGAGAACCGAACGTCGGCGTAGCCTCTGCCGTTTTCGATCCACGCCTTTTCGACAACGCCCACGTTGTTTTCGCGCTTGTGTTTGTCGTGACCCCACAGCAAGGGAGCGGTGCCGCTGGAAATGCGCGACAGATCAACCTCGCCGTCGTCATGTCCCAGCACTTCCACCCACGGCTCATCAAAGAATGAGTCGCGCAGATATGGAACCTCCGAAGAAAAAGAAAGCCGCACGCGGCGACTTTTCTCGTCAAGTACGCTGGCGTCTGCCAACGCTGCCCGCGCCAATGGCGGGCCGTTGAATCTCTGCTTAGTCGTCACTCGCCACCCCGCTTGCTTCCTGTTTCTGTTGAGCGCCCTGCGCCGTCATGTGTCTCGGGTCGCTGTCAAATACCAGCCCTTTCGCGTCAAGAATTGCGTTTGTCTTTTCAAACTCGTCCAGAATCTCGGCCGAGTCTTCGCCCAGCTCGCGATGCACCTGCGGCAACGTCATAATTCCGGCGCGCATGGCGTCTTTGTAGGCGCCAATTTCCTCGGACGGCTTGAGCATTTCCCGGCGCGGCGCGGTCCATGTGAATAGCGGGCTATTGAATCCAGACTTGCCGAAGTTGACCGCCTCGATAAACCAGCCCGCCACCGGGTTAAGCATCTGCGGCGCGAGCATGTTCCAGCGCCACGAGTCGATATTCCGCTGGAACTCGATCCAGCCCATGCGGCCCGACGAGAAGTTGACCGACGTTAGATCGCCCGTCAGCGCTTGGAACGTAATCCCGTATTCAGCGGCGACGCGCAGCAGCACGTCACGGGTAAACGGGCCATAGTCGCCAGCGCTCGGTGGCGTGTTGAACCGAATGTCTGTGCCGGCCGGCACGTAATCGAACCGGCCCGGCTCCATGTATTCGGACAGCGGCTCTGCGGGCTGACCGTCAATCTGGTCGCCGCCCATGACAATGCCGACCTGGCAGTTGGCGATCTTCTGGCGGAATAGATAAGCGTCCTCGTAGTCGTCAAGGTCGCGCAGTGAAATCATCGCGCCCGCGCCCCACGGAATGCCGCGAACCTGCCCCGGCCGGTCGGCCCGGTAGACGTGCAACACCTCGGAAGCCGGAACAAATGAAGCCTCGGCAATGTTGCCGACCACATCGCCCGGATGATCCTTGTAAAGCCAGTAACCACGACGCCGGCCGAGTAGGTCGAACTCGACGCCCTGAACGATCCGATTGCCGTTTGACAGCATCTCGGTCTTGCTGTGATCCAGATAGTCAGGCTCAAGCACTTGTAGCTGGAGCGGAATCTCTAACCCATCCTCGGGGCGGCGCCAGCGGCGACGGATCAGGCACTCGCCAGACTCAGCGATAGCGCCCATTGCCAGCGCGCAGAGCCCGCCGAAGTTGTGCCGGCCGTCTGCGTCGCACGCGGTTGTCTCAGCCCAGCGCTTGAACTTGCCCGCAATATCCTTGTCATCAATGCGCGCGCTAAATCCGTAGCTGATCGTGTTGGACACGATGGCCTGAACAGCCCTGCCGGCCCACGGGTTATTGCGGACCAGATCGCGGTGACGGTCGCGGATGATATGCAGCGACATTGCCGACTCAGCGTTAGCGCTCGCGCCGGTCGTTATCCAGCTATTCGTGCGCCGGCCCAATGCGGCAGCGTCGAACTTGCGAACCTGATTGACCTGCATTCGCGCCCGTGCGCGAGCCAGCCCGCGCCTCGGGTCAACCCAGCTGATTAGACCGTCGAGAATATTCATTCAAAGCCCTTGGAATGCTCGGCGAGTCGGTACGTTCTGCCGCCGTTGTCGCCGATCAGCCCAAGCTCTGCGCGCATCAGATTGCGGATGCGCAGCATGTCGTCGAGCGAGCGATAGACCACCGTCCGATCTGCGTAGCGCACAGAGAGCGCGCCTGTTTTGATTGCCGCATTCATCGCGGTCAAATCGTCTGCGGTCCAATCGCTCATCGGCCGCCCTGTAGATAGTTAGACTTGCGACGCGGCAAGGATGCCGGCGCGGCTGGCGTTTCACCCGCAGCCAATAAATCGGGGTTTTCGGGCCAGTCCGCAGCCCACGACGGCGGATTCAGCCAGTTAATCGGATGCTTTCCACCGACGCGCAAATACGCGGCCTCGCCGTAGTAGGCTTGGTCGAATAGCTCGTTCGGTCGCTTGCCGAGATGCACCCACCCTTTCGCGGTGCGCGTCTCGGCGGTCATTTCTTCGTATGCCGACGTTGGCAGCCAATCGGGAAAATGCCAGTAACCCGGCCCTGGCGTGTCGCGTTTCAGGTCGCCGGCCACCTTGTCTTTCAGCAGATCGCTATCCAAACGCAGAACCAGCACGTCGCCGCGCGATCCTGCGTTTCTGTCTTTGCGCTTTGTCGAGTCGGGCCATGATTCAGTGACCGGCACGCCGGTTGCTGTACTGGAGCCCTTGACTAAACAAAACCGATTCTCGCGGATGCCCTTTGCTTTCAATACGCGGGCGAACTCGTAAGCGCGGGCCGTCACGCCTGCGTCGCCGTCGCGCCCCGCACGACCACCTGAATCGCACAAGGTCAACCGCACCGGCATAGTCCGGCCTGAACCGTCAGCCAGCGGATACCGGCGCTCGATGCACTTCTCAACCAGTCGGTCCCAATCCTCGACATAGGCCGCAGGGTCGAGCGGCAGAATGTCGCCACTGTCTGACTTGCGCTCGCTTGTCCGAAGCATGAAGCGGTCGATGATCCAATGCTCTCGGTCAACGCCCCAACCAACGACCAGAACAGCGAAGCCGGAACGCCGGCCGCCTTGTACGTCAACCTGAGCCGTCAAGAATCGGACGCCGCGCGGAACGTGGCCTTGTAGCTGGCTTTCTGCGCGGGCTTGCAATTCGTGGCCTGTGCGCTTTCGGTTGGCGCTTGGCGGCATGAACGGCAGCGCCTGGTCGACGTTCACCGTTGACTTATGCTGCTTGACCTCGCCTGTTGAGACGTACTGCTTGATCGCTTGAAAGTAGCGCTCAAGCAACGACACCCACGGCTGAAAG